CCGCGCTCGGCCTCGTCCGCGCCTTTCACGACACGGTCTATAAGTTTCTTACCGCCACCCTTGCGGGGTATGGTAGGAATGTTGCTGATACCTTCGTTAGAACGGAGGGCATCAGGCAGCATAGACTGGAAGGTCCATTTCCTCCACATAGGAGGAAGCGAATCTGACAGTTTCTTAAGCAAAGTGTCCACAAACCAGGGTGCAAGACCCGGGAATGCGTGACGTCTCTGCTCAGTAGGAATACGGGTGTCTGGGATAAGCTTCGTGACATCAAACTCGACATGACCTCCACCACCTAAATAGGTGGGGTAACAGTCATATACGAAGAGAGCACGAGCAATATTCGCAGGCCCCCGGTCCCAAGCCAGAGATCCACCTACAAGCTTACGCATGTATTGGAACTCGCTTTCACCATGCTTAAATACTCTAGAAAGAGCACTTTGAGGAGTGATGGGACCTTCCTTACCTTTCTTGAACCAACCAGAGGAACGAATGATAGATCCAACGAACTCACTCATCTCTGAGGAGATCATGGACTTTTCTTTCGACCAAGGTATCTCAAGATCGGCAAGAGCCTTTACGTACGCATTGAAGAGAGCTTCTCCCTTGATGACGACATCGTCGCCAACAAGGCAGAAATCTCCTCCACTTTGAGCACGTAATCCGTCCAATAGGGCATAGTGGCTGAGTGCGAACGAAGCGAAACTAGGGTACAAACCTAAAGGTTGTCCCTTAGTCCAGCTAATCCTACCCTTGGTATGGAAACCACGGGAAAGTTCCCACTCACCTCGGCTTGCATGTTCGAATATACTGACTTGTTCAGCATATTCTCGAGGCAGTAGAAATCGTAAGACTTCTAACTGATACTCGAGGGGGAAGGTGTTCGTAGCATCGCTAAGGTCGACCGAGTAAAGCATCTGCTTTCTTTCGTCGGAGTCTTTTCGACTGCTATTTATACTCTTCACCTCACGTATCCAATCACGGATAACAGGCAATGCCCCTTCTTGGTTGTGCGTGTAATCCCTTGGTAACTGTTTGAGAATATCAAACAGGACATCACCAAGAGGCTTAAGCGCCCACTGATAGAAGGGTACCGGGTTTGCCACTGCTCTGAGTTTACAACCAGGTTCCTGAATAGGAGATATCCTCCCAATGGGAAGTTTCTCAGATTTAGGGGTCCAGGTACGGAGATCCTCTGGCCAAGAGGGTATACCGTTCGGTTGATACATCTTAGTCTTTTGAACTTGCGGTCTTTCACGCAAGAGCATAGAATAAGGAGTATTCCGACGTAAACCAGAATGCCCAAGAGAGTCATGGTATTCGAGGTACTTATGATAGTCATAAAGACTATAATCAGTACCACCACGACGAACTTCAAGGGAACCATCAGAGTTTAACCTAGGAAGGTTACGCTCTTTGGACAAGATTTTGAGGTAATCCTCAAAACTTGGAGCCACGTAAGGCAGTGCCTTAACGGATGATATATCCTTGGAGTCCAACCATTCGCAGTGAAGGCCCAATGACACAGGCCTAGCTGCTAAGGATCCAAAGAACTTACGTTCTTGGGTTGTGGTAACACGTCCTAGGATTAGGAACGTGTTCACGCGAAGGACCCTGACCCTCACCCTGAAAGGGAGGGAGCGAAGATCCCAAAGGACCCAAGACATGCCATGGGCAC